AAGATAAACACCATTATCATCAATTTTTCTTCTGATAATGTCACCATTTTTATCATGGTAAACACCTAATACAATCTCTTTCTCAGGCTTTGTAATATGTACGCCATGCAACTCTTGAAACTCTTTGTTGTTAATAACAGTCGTAATAAGACAACTACGAAGATCTTCTTCGTCCATCTCATTACTCATAAGAAAAAAGTTCTCATTTTGTACAAGTGCTACATAAGCTGCTAAAAGTACAAGCTTTCTTGTTTTACCCTCATTAGAAAGAAATCCCTCAAAGAGAACCTTTGTCTCTCTAAGACCAAGAAAAAATTCGTTATACATATACCAAGGGAACGGTAAGCCGAAATTTGGCTTTTCAAGATATTTGTCGATTTGAGATGAGTTTTTATCAGTAAGCTCAACAGCTTCTTCGCCAGCATTAATTACTGTATTTATCTTATCTGCTTTTGTACGAATAATTCTGTAAATGTCATTTGGCGACATTTTATCAAAATTCCTATGAGATAATATTTTCTCAACTGGAAATCCATTTCTTCCATACTCTCTTACTAATGAATATTTCTTAACAGTATCAAAATAATTTTTCACATCATTTTCATCTGCCAAGGTCATAAATCTTTGAAGTGTTTTCCAACCTTTATACTGTTTATATAATTTAAGTCGTTCTTCATTCTGACTCATAAACACATTCATTTTTGTTTCATCTAATGTTTGTGAAAATGTAAGAAAATACGTTTCAAGATTATCATAAAAGAACTTTGTCGCAGGATCAGAGAAATCATACTTACTTCTCATAAATGTGCTGTAATTTACAATCAAGTCTAAATCCTTTGCTATAGAACCAACAAATAGGATTTCTGCTTGCACATTACAGTCTTTTAATTCATGTTCACTATCCAATATTATCTCCTATCCAAAAATATCATCCACCAAGCCTGAAATATCATCTGTATCAGCCTTACTATCTTTGGACACGTTAGTATAACCAATTGATTGACTGACAATATTCTGTGATTTTTCTGTTTCTTTCTCGGCTTCAAGTATTTTCTGTTTTTCTTTCCACCTTAAATAACTGTCATATTTATTAATTAAGACAGATAAATCATATGTTAACCGATGTTCTGGTTGCATAGGGACTCCATTTGTCTCATTTTTTTTTGCTAAATCATTTAACATATCTATTTTTCGTTTCCACATATCAAGTAAATCAGATGGTGGAATTCCAACAGTCATTCCTCTGAATGTACCGCTATAAATATCATCTAATTTTTGCCAAATTGTAGTAGGAATAATTGTCAAATCATATGTATTTATAATAAATTCAAAAACTAAATGTTTATCAATTGAGTTTGAAAAATGCTTGTATGAATTTTCTTTTATTTCGAAGAATTCATGACTTTTTACAAATTCCTTTCTAAATTCATCACTTTCTTGTTGAAACAAATTTAATTTATTATTGTATTCTTCTATTCGTTTAGCATTATAATCTTCAAGTAATTTTTCTTTTCCATTTTTTAAATATCTATTACCTTTTTTATAATTACGAATATCAATGCCATACTTATAAAGATCATTCTGTTTTGGTAATGTTTTAACTTCTTTTATCGGTTTTGGGGCATGTATTTGTATTTTCATATCAATAAAGCATTTACTATGATATGTTTTTTTATCATAGTAAATTGCTTCATCAATATTATCCTTACCGATGTACAACTCTTTGTTACAACATCCGCAAATCCTTGTAAGACATGACTCCTTCTTTTTTACGTATCTTGCCATAATCCTACCTTTACATAATCCTAATTTAATCAAACATTGCTAATACTTTATTAAGAATCTCAACATCAGTTACATTCTTGTATGCTGTAGGAAGTCCTGCTGCTTCAAGCTTTTCCTTCATTGCTTTCTTCTCTGTAGGTGGAAGTGCATTTCTCTTAGCAATAATCTCTTTCTTGATTGCTTCAATGTCTGCACTATTGACATTATCAGATGTACTTGTTGTTTCCGAATTATCAGGCTCTCCGACCTTGCCAAGAATCTCCTTACTGTAAATATCCTGCTCAACATCAACTGCCTTTGTTAAGTCATTCTTTACTACAAAAGCCTTCTTATCTGCTGTCTTATCAATAACTGACTGCCAATCAAGTAATGTAGGATCTTCGATAATCGAATTATCTTCGTGTGTGTGCGTTCTATCCTTTTTAACATGAGCACATACTGTTCCTTCTTCATTTCTGTACATACGAATTTCAGTCTTAACATTGTATGTCATGCCTTTGAATCCATCAGGAATCTTTCTACCAGTTACAACACTCATAGTTGAACCATCAGACTGCTTAATTGTTTCTTTTTCATCAGTCTCTCTAGCAGTTACAATATAGTGAACACCAGATGCCATAAGATCAAGAATCAAATCCTGTCCCTTGAAGTTAATTGTCTGATAATCTTTTAACTCCATTCCTGCTCCCTCAATCTTAACAAGTCTGGCATCACCAACAAGTCCATCCTTATCAGCCTTGACCTTATTTCTCTTTTTAGAGAATTCTACTAATCCCTGCTTTGTTGTTAAGTTAAGAATTGTAGTACCATCAACAACAATTGCATCTGCTCTAAATGGTTCTCCATCTGCGTCAAGAACTACATTGTCTGTCTCATCTCCGTCATCATCAAGCTCATAGAAATCTTCTCCATTTTTAACTTTTGCAATATACTGTCTTACTTCTCCAAGTGACTGAGTATATACAATATAAATATTTTCAAGGTTTACACCATTTGCTTCTAAGTCACCTAAATAATCATCAATTGAACCAGTCTCAGGATCAAGGTATAAAACTCTGAAAGGCTTTCCATCAGGACGCTTAAAGTATGCAAGCTGCATAGCCATTGTTGACTTACCTGTAAACTGCTCTCCATATAAAATCATACCTAACTTACTCTGTGTGACTGACGCTTTTCTTGCTTTTGCCATTAAATAATTCCTCCTAATCTGTTATTTCCACTTCATATTTATATAGTGCTTGATATAATCTCACAGGTATATATTCTCTATATACATCTGCAATTTGCTTAATTAATTTTTCTTTGTAATTTTTATAAGCATAAAATGCTTCTTCTACTGTTGTATATTCACCAATTGTTATATTTGATTTCCCAAGAATGAGATTAGAACATCTCGCTCTAAATAATCCTTTTTGTTTGTGGAAATCCACTCCTATTGGATATTTACCTCTTGCTATATTATCTTTTGTAAATAAACTATTAATTGGTTTAGGTACAAAGATACAGTTTTCTGGTGAATAAATACGATTATGTTTTGTAAGAATATCTTTATCAAGAGACATATGTTCATCTTTTACGGAATAAAAATTTTCATCATACCAATCTCCAAAATTCTGATAATCTAACCACAAATCGCATACAGATACATCACTATAGACATGATTATTTTTATACTTTTCAAATTTATAACATCTGTTTAACATTTGTCTCCATGTATCATATTTTTTGCATCTACTTTTATGCTTACCATTTCCGAATGTTCCAACGCCACAAACTAATGTAGCGTTGGAGTTAACATTACTAATCCCATGCCTCCTCAGAGTCATCGTCAAGACCATCAGCACTTCCCCAATCGTCATTAGAGTCAGAACCAAAACTCTCTTCTGCCTTATTTGCATTCTTAATCTTTGCAATAGCCTCTGTTACATTCTCCTCTGTATAAAGTTCCTTATCAATTGAAGAACCCTTTGCTCCTGTGATAATAAACTCTCTCTTTGTAGGTGCAGATACTTTCTCCATACTGTCCTCTTCACCCCAATTGTCATCATCGTCTGTTGTAACTGCCTCTGTCTGAGTAGAAGAAACCATATGTCCACTTACCTTAATTGCGTTGTAAGGATTAAGCGACTTCTTAAACTTATTAGCGAGAGCCTTATCCTCAATGATAAACTGAACATCCTCAATATTGCTGTATGTAACAATCTTTGCAAGGACAATAAATCTGCCAGTTGGCTTATCGCTATCATCCTTTTCCTGCTCGATACCCATGAAAATAATTACCTGGTTGAAATCGTTCTGCTTCTCAAACTTCTCATCATCAAAGTTAACCTCTGAACAAAGTGAAATCTGATTTGGAACAAGCTTTGTAGATGTTCTCTTATTACCCTTGTCATCTGTGAAGCTGCTATAATCAAGATTTCCACGAATAAATACGCTTGCACCGTCCTTCAGATTCTCCTTAACTTCCTTGCAAGCATCAAAATCTGTAAGAACCTTCTTGTCATTAACTGTCTTGCCCTCAGAATCAACCTTCTTCTTTACACCAATATTCTTACCAATCATACGGTATCCTTCACGGTTATAAGAGAATCTATCAGTCCAAGGTACTTTTACAGTATCAGCCTTTTCACCCTTCTTCTCGGCTCTCTTAGAGAAATATACATTCTCCTGCTCCATTCCCTGAAGATTGACATATAATGTCTCACCATCAAGATAACTTGTGCCAAAATTAAGCATTCTCATAGGTTTACCACTTTTGGTCTTAATCTCCTTAAATGCCGTATCCTTCTCCATACCAGATACAACTCCCTTTAACTGGAATGCACCCTTTGTCTCAGGTAAATCAAATAATCTTCCTTTTTTCTTTGTCTCTGCCATTTAAAAAATGTCCTCCTTATAATATGTAATAAAATTTTTTGATAACTATATTTGAACAGTCTTGCGACTGGAACACAGAAGTTAATTTATGTAAACATCTATGTATAATCAGTGATTTTTGGGTATAAAAACCCAAGGGTATGCTGTTCTTCCACCCATATTTATATTCCCTATTCAGTTTTGATTTTTGGAATTTTTGAACTGAATCGTTCAAGACTGATTACTAAGCAGTAATCTTTACTTTGATAAGTCTATATGGCTGATAAGCGTTTGGATATTTCTCTCTATCCACTTTACTGATAAACATATCATATGGTCTAATCCATACTCTCTGATCCTTTAAGCTCTGATACACAACCATCTTTTCTTCTGTTTCTGTATTAATCCCAATGGCAATAATCTTATAGAAACCACCTTTGAAATGTTGTACTGTGTCTCCTGGTTGAAAATCTCTGTTATACATAAATACACCATTTGATTCCATATGTCCCAATATCTGAACATTCATTGTGATAAATTCACCATGTTTCAGAAGTTCTTCCTTTTTAATAAGTGCAACTTTATCAACTAAATAACTATCTCCTTTTTCTTCACAAGTAACTGTCTGCCCTGACTTCCAATTATTTGCAAAGTCTTCATTAAATCTAAAATCTGCCACTTTCTCACCTCCTCAAAATCCGAATGAAACAGTGATTTATTTATATGGTAATGTTTCTAGCCATTGGTTAATATCTTCTATATCCATTTCTTCTGTTGTAGTTGCGTTTGGATAATAAAATGTAATGCTATTTCTACTTAACCCTTCATCAAGCAACTGTTTCAATACAGACAATGTATTTTCTACGCCAAGATGATAAGCTTGTTTCTGATCTTCATTATCAAATGATTTGTCTACACTTTCATTTGCTGAATCTATAACCATTTTCACTTCATTCGGAATATTGCATCCCCAAAACTGTATATCATCTTCAAATTCTGCAAACATAAAATCCTCCTTTATATGTTTATTCTCTATTTGATTTTCATTTTTATTGGAAATTGTGATTCGAAGGAATCATAGATAAGTTAGATTTACTTGCTAAATAAATATTCATCACATTTAAAGCCGTTTTTATTTAACCAATCGGATACTAAATGACGATGACAAAAATCTGTAGGCTTTTCATAGCAAATCAAAGCAATGTCATTTTCTCCAACATTATATCCATAGCAAATTCTTGAAAAATCTAAGACAACATCAGTAGCGTTTAATTTATTTAATACCTGCTCATTAAAGCACTTTATATAATAATCATTATCATGATTTTCTTTCCACTTCATAAAGAAGTCATATTTTGGTGCAAGCTTTTTATATTGCAAGCCTGTATACCAATTAGGTGCTTTTCCACAAATTGAAATTGGAATTATATTATCTGGTAACGATTTAAGTTTTGCAAAATAACTTGTATATATCACATTCTTACCTCCAACTATATATTCTCTGTTTTAATCACAATACACATAATTACAGCTATTGGATTCAATATTTTCTAAGTCAATAATCATTTCGCCATCTTCATGATATCTATCAATTTCAATATTAGAAATTTTAATAGAAGTGTCTGTCATTTCTACAATATTTCCTATGTAGTGATCATGATGATTTGTCACTTTATTGAATAACGTAAATGCAATATCTTCACCAACTCTAAAGTTTTTCTTGTTATCTGTTACTAATGTTCTTACTGTTTTAATGTTGTATTTCACAATCTCACCTCCACAACCAAGAAATGTCAGATTCATTGGTTTTAAAAAATACCATTTATTATCAAAATATTTGATAAACGGCTAAAAACCATAGCCTCTATCCAATTGTTTTGTGAACCTTTGGGATTACCTTTCACTTGGATGTTTAATGGAATATTCAAGTTAATTACTCTCGAATATTCCTGTAACATATAAATCACACTCTTGGAAGAGTGGAGTGCTTAAACACTCCATAAAACACCCAAGGTTTTATATAAAATTATTCACCATTTACCAGCCTTGCAGATGCTTACAGCCAAATACAACTATGCTAAACTGTATATCAAGGTTTTGATAAATCTTTACAACTTTACTATTTACTCTTTTAACTTTGACTCATAATTTAAACTTTGAACTTCTGAGCGTTGTTATTTGAGTCTTACAACTTTAAACTTTACAGCACACACCTATCATTATCGTAGGCAATCTGATAATTAAAGTATAATTTCATATTTGATGTTATACATATCAGCCAATGGTTTCACCATTATCTTGCCGAATTATGTACTGTAGTAAGTTGAAATTATACAAATCATATAAATTAATCATCTTTTATCAATTCAATAATTTGCATTTTTTATTATTTTGCAGATTTCTTTTTCAGCTTTACATAAGTCTATATCTGCAAAAGACTGATGAGTTGTAGTTTAAAGTTTTCGGTAAACAGTGAATAACTTCTAATTAACTATTCTCTCTTTAATAGTTAATTTCAATCTCTGTTACAGCATTTGATGTGCTAAGTGAAGCATCTACTTCTGCTTTGAAAGATGCAATGCTCTCTTCTAATGTATTAATTTTGTCTAAAATCTTAATAGGATCAATTAACTCATATGAATTTGCATTGATAAAATCTTTCTTTGTCTTCTCGAAATCATCTGTATTAGTCTTGCCTTCCTTAGAACCGTAAATGCCAATTACATACTGTTCTGCTCTCTTTTCAAGGTCATCACCGTTCTGTTTGAGGATTTCAGCCTGTGCCTTATCATACTGTTTCTTTAATGCGGCTAACATCTTCTCATCAAACTCTACACCATGATTCTTCATTTCAATAGCTTCTGCCACTGTGTATTCAATACCATTAATAGAAACCTTTGTTGTAGCATTTGATAAAACAACTGCTCTCTTGATTGCATTTCTTCTTTTAATAAGGTCTGTTGCCTTGTCGTAGTAGCCCTGCATAACGCCTTCATATTCCTTAACTGGCACACCCTTAATCTTTTCATTGGAATGCTTGTTTGCTACACAATAAGTACCACCATTGATTGCAGAAATAATTCTGTCATCTACGATTTTTAACTCTGCAAGTGCCTTGTGAATTGTCATCTTTTCTGTTGTCATAATGTTCTCTCCTTTTTAACTTTGAATTTTAAACTTTATATTTTAGGCTATCGCCTTGTTACACTTATATATTCTCTATTTCGATTTAAAAGAATTTCGAATTTACGTTTTTACAGTTCAATGCCTTCCATAGCTGCCCTATCAGCTAATACAGTCATATAATTAACCATATATTCAAACTGATTATTGTATGTATTTCTTGGACAAGTAGGAGTAAAATCTAATTCTCCATTATCCCATTTATCAAGTATCTTCTTCAATCCATTTACTCGAATCTCTAACTGATAATACTCAGCTTTAAACCTTTCCTTATAGTCGTTGCTATTCATCATTTCTACTGTATCTTTTAATGTCATTTTAATTACCTCCACTTTAATATTCTCCAAATATAATTACCATCTGCTTGTATATCTACTATCTATAAATAACTCTTCCTTTGGTCTTGGATTCATTAAGTCACTGCTACTTAATTTAAGATGATCACCATAATATCCACTCCACGAACCACAACCTCTTACATTTACCTCTCCATCAAAACAGATACGAGTAATTCTATAAGCAGGGTGCTGACAACATTGCCAGTAGCTGATTTTGAAACAGTTGTCCGTATTTACATTCTCTAAATGTTTTGGTATAGAATCCCAAATCTCACACTCGTCATTGATTTGTTTTAATGTATATCCATGCCTAAGCATCACATTAGCTCTCTCAATTCTTTTGTGTCTTGTTTCACAAGCTAAAGCATCTTCAGGTGCATCAAATAATTCTCCACATTCAGAACATCTATATTTAATTACTTTCTCCAATATTTCACCTCCTCACAAGAAATCGAAAATTCTTGTGCTATTCTTCGTTATAATACTGAGCTAGTGATTCTCCATACCACTCCCAGTTATCAACTCCACCTGCTTCTAATGCACTTAATTTTCTATCTCTATCAAGTAAATCCTCATACTCTTCTTTGCTAATAGTCTTATTAGAGTCTTTAACCTTGACAGAATTGTTACCAATTAAATTACATAACTGTGTTGTTGCATCCTTAACCTGTCCAATTACTTCATTTCTTATAGAACTATACAAATTTTCATATAGATTCTCGCTCACTTCGCATTTAATAATATTCTGTAATGAACTGAGACGTTCTGGATTTTTAGATAACTGATTTTCTACATAATCATTAAATTTATCAGCGTATTTATCACCGACTTCTTTGATAATCGAATCATAAACTCTTTCCTTGATTTCATTTTTTATCTCGTCTTTTAATTCTCTTTCGTCACTGTATGTAAGTTCTATCTTTGATTTAATTTCACTCTTTATCTGATTGATAGCATTATCTTTTGCAGCATCAAAATTCATTTCTTCCAATTCTCTAATAACACCTTGTTTAATTCCTTCAAACACCTCTTCAAAATCGAATTCAAATTTTAGTGGTGTACTCATCAATATCCTCCTTATTCGTAAGTATTACTTTACTTGCATATTTCACAACATTTTCACTTGTTTCGTTATCATCTAAATATTCTCTGTAAGCATCTTCACAATGCGCACCTTCGCACCAATAATATCCATTTGGTGTAATGCACGATTTATGTTCCCCATAATCGGTTGCTGAACAATATTTACACAAACTTTCCTCGTCAGATAACTCATCAAAAGTCTTTAACATATACACCTCCTAGATTCACAATTTACATTTTGTTTACAGTTATATATTCTCTACTTTTCAGAAGATTTCTTTAGCTCTACTAATGCATCATCCAAATCCTTAACTGTATGAATAGCTTCCTTCATACTATTCATACCAGCAACAGCACTTGAAAAAGCCTTAATACTTTCAAATTCCATCTCTGAAATAGTTTTTAAAACATCAACTAATTTCATATTACCAATTCCAGATACCTTTGCTGCATTTTCAATTGTTTCTTCTTCATTGACAAGTAAATCAATAAACTGTCTTACTTTATTATTCTCCATCGTTTCAATCTCCTTTATATGTTCTTTTATTTTTTGTTTTCCTACATGACTTGGATACCCAGAATATGAAAGTGCCTTATTTATCCACCACAATGTCTGTTCATCTACATCATCATATTTTTTCATCTCTTCTACTAAATTTCCGATATGTAACACCTCATTTCGTTTCTCTCCAACTAATACTGTAATATGGTTCATTGTACTGAGTACCAGTTTCAACTTTATAACCAAGTTCCTCTAATTTCTTTCGTGTTTCAGGTTTTAAACAGCCATCTTCACTGATTGAAAATTTGCCATCTGCAATTGCATCTCTAATCAATTTTGATAACTCTGCTAATTGCTGTGTAGTGTAACTATCAATTGCATTGTTTGTCATTTTATTTGCTTCTGATGCAGACGGAATAACATTCTTTGGTGGCTGAACTTCTGGCATAGGTATATTAGAAGTAACTGCATCTTCACAACAATCTATATCGCTACAGCCTAAACAAAATTTATAACTTCTGCTAGTTATTGGATACTTACAAGTCATTTATTTCACCTCCCAAGGAAACCGATAATTCTTACTGTCCTTCTGTGTATAACACAAGCACATCATCACTCACAAAGAAGTCTTCATCTTCTGAATCAACTCCAACAACGCCACTATTTGTTACAAGATATTTGCCACCTATACCATTGCAACAAACAAGTATATCTTCTGGTAAATTTTCCAATAATTCTTTTAATTCTTTGACAGTCATGTGTTTATTCTCCTCTCACAGTTACTTCTGTTCGTCTATCGTAAGCCCAATCAACATCAAATGAAGTCATATTGTCTGTACTGACAACTTCACCATTCTTAATTACAACTGGCTTGCCTCTATATGGAACAAACACCATGCATTCCATATCTTTATTACTTGTCTGTGATTTCAATAACGACTGTATGATTCTATCCTGTTGTTCAATTATTGCTTTATATTCACGTAGATTTTTGGAAACATCCAAATATCTACTATGTGAATCTTCACTTAAAAATCGAATATCAGTCTTAATCTTTTCAAGTGTATCTAAAATCTTATTTAATGTTCTCATATGATTATTCTCTCCTTACATCGCCTTTGCAATCGACTTAACCTGATTGTCGAGGTATTTTACAATCAAACGACTTTTTGCAAGTGCCAATCCTTTCTCAAAGTCAAAAACATCATCTTTACAGCAAGTGGCTTCTGCTTTGAATCCTCCACATTTTACTTGCACTTTCTTTCCATTGTTTCTGTAACGATAATGACCTGCTTTTATCTTACCGTTAATGTCTGTAAAGCTAATTTCGTCTAAATTCCAATCACTCCAAGTTCTTTTTACAGGTTTATCAGAATTCTTTTCATATCCATTATTCTTCATAATGTGAAATCTCTTATACTCACTCTCAATATCTTCATCAACTACACTATAACCATTGTCTTTAAGGATTTTTACCACTTCTACAATATCCTCTTCGTGATATGCTCTAAGTTCTCCAAGTTTCATTAATTCCATATGTTTATTCTCCTTTCAATTTTCCACAAGAAACGAATCTTTCTTCCTATCTATTCTTTTTATAATCCTGAACCAAGTTACCACAGCATAATGGTAATTCTGCTTTAGCAGCTACATCTACAACTACCTTTAGACCACAACTCTCAACCTTTTCTTTAATCTTATTCATATTCTCCCAATTCCACTGAATTGCATCTTCAAGACCATGCTCCTTAGTAGCTGTCGTTGTATTAAGAGGTGTAATTTTAACACAAAACACATTCGGATCAAGACCATATAACTTGTTTGGATCAAGTTCCCATCCTGCTCCACAAATAAAATTCAGAGTGATAAGTCTATTGTTATTCGGCATATTATTAAATTCTTTCTTCATCTCTTCGATAGTTACAACATCAGCACCACCAAACAGATACTTTCTCTCATCTTCATTTGTGCTATTTGTTGAAATTTGAATGTGCATAAATCCGTCAAGATACTCTTTTACAGACATAACTTCGTCCTTCAGAACATCAACTGGACTCTTACCAAATACTTTCACTTTAGGAAGAATTGTGTTGTAGCAAGGCAAGAAAGTAAATCCTTCTCTATAAGTTTTCATATCTCTCATTACCTGTAAAATATTTTTCCAGTTATATTGTGGTTCTCCCATACGTGCAAAGCCCACTTTAATCTTGTCGCTCTTTGTGACCTGTGGATGCTGATTAAATACAAATTCAAGCTGTTCCCACATTTCTTCTGTAGAAAGATTTCCGTGAAATCCTAACTCTGGTACTAAACAGAACTGACAATGCTGTGGACATCCGTACTGTGTACTAATCGCTGTAAGCCACTTTTCCTCAAACGGAACGAGATTCTTTTTAATCAAATCTGCATCATCTGTCATAATGATTTCCTGAGATTTTCCTTTTGTATTTACATCCTGCATAGAAGTAGTTTCAATGTAGAAATTCTTTTCTTTATTATACAGAACATAAACACTACCACTTGGATATGCGTACTCTTTTACTAATTCAAAATGTTTCATTTTTAATTCTCTCCTTTGTCTCATACAAAATTTTATAAGCTGCACTCAAACCAGCTCTATCGTCTAACATAATGTTGTAATAGATTTTATTGCCAGTGAAAGGGATATAAGGTGGTGAGTCATTTATGTAATCAATATGAATTCCAACCTCTATACATTTATTCTCCATAAATTCAAATTTTGATTCGTCACAACATGTACTGAGAATCAATGTACATCCCATATCTTTACATTCTCTTAATAGAGTAATAACTTTGTCATACCTATATCCTTTGTCATAGTAATCAAAAATTGTATTATCAAAATCAAATGCAATTATTATTCCATTGTGTAGTTTCCAATTTTCAACCAAGCGATCTAT